GCAGTTTGACCGTGGTTACAAATCACCATACTTTGTTACAAACAACAGTACAATGTCCGCAACTCTAGAAAACGTATACATTCTTATTGCAGACTATAAATTCTCAGCAGTTAAAGATCTATTGCCTATTCTAGAAGGTGTATCTCAAGCAAACAAATCACTTTTGATTATCGCTGAAGATATCGATGGAGAAGCACTTTCAACATTGGTTGTAAACAAAATGCGTGGTACACTTAAAGTAGCAGCAGTTCGCGCTCCAGAGTTCGGTGATCGTAGAAAAATGCTTTTAGAAGATATCGCTATCATGACTGGTGGTGTTGTATTCGATAAGGATAAAGGTATGAAATTGGAGAAATTCAATTGGGAATGGTTCGGTGAAGCTAGAACAGTTACAGTAACCAAAGATACAACTACAATTGTTGATGGTAAAGGTGAGGAAGAGAAAATCCAATCACGTGCCGAAGAATTAGAAGCACAAATTGAAAAATCAACTACTCCATTTGAAACTGAAAAATTACAGGAACGTTTAGCTAAGTTTGTTGGAGGTGTTGCAATCGTTCACGTTGGTGGTAACACTGAAACGGAAATGAAAGAGAAGAAAGACCGTGTAGACGATGCATTGCAAGCTACCAAAGCAGCCTTGATGGATGGTATTGTACCTGGTGGAGGTGTTGCATTGTTGTATGCTAGAGAAGCAATTACAGAATTACCTGTAGATGAGTCTGAAGATTTTAAATTTGGATACCAGATTGTATATAAAGCTTGTGGTAAACCATTTGAGCAAATCCTAGCAAATGCTGGATACTCAGAAGCAGACGCTAAAATGCTAATCAAACACGATTTAGTAGCAGCAGATAGCGAATGGGCAGGATATAATATCAAAACCAAAGAGATTGTAAACATGAAAGAAGCAGGTATTCTAGATCCACATAAGGTAACTAAAATGGCTCTTTTAAATGCTTCATCTATTGCAGGTACTATTCTATTAACAGAAGCAGTAATTGTAGACAAACCAGAAGATAAAAAAGATGGTGGATTTGATCCTTCCATGTTAGCTGGAATGATGTAATGGAAAATGAACACAATGAATTAATCGCTACCAGGGTTGCTGGTGAAGGAGATTCTTGGATATTAATTGGGGATGAGACAAAACACTCATCCCTAACTAATGTTTTAGAGGCGTATTTTCAATTAACACAAGACCGATGTGATTTTAGGTTAGAACCTTTAAATAGCAAACTATTCGCTATAAAGTTAACAAAACCTGCACCAACTAAACGCTTCAACATTTACGGAGATAGATAATATGTATAATAAAATACTTTAAATGAATTTAATAGATATACTACGTGAAGTAGAAGACGAAGACGGTAAAAAAGGGATGAAAGTTGCGTACGACGTTGCTATCCAATCGGATTCTATTGAAAATGCTATCAAAGCGTTGAACGATATTGAAAACTACGGAATATACGCACAAAACATGCGCGACCCGAAAGCAATCATTAAAGCATTTGGACCTTCAATACCAGCTCAAAAAGCAGGTGCTGCTTGGAAAGATTGGGATTCACGTTCGGACGAGGAAAAGAATTTCAAAATCATAGATATTAAAAAACGCGAACCAGAAGCGTGGACTGAAACTGAAGAAAAAGGTACACCAGCATATGAATCTTGGTTAGCAGATAATAACGAAGGTACATTTGAGGATTTCCTAAAAGCATTACCAGGAAAATCTTTACCATTGTCATTCTACGGAAAATATGGTAAAAATTATTTCCCAATGAAAACTCCTGCAAACTTGAAAAAATACGCAGGTATATTAGAGCAAGACGTAAACTACAAAGTAGAGGGAGATAAAATCATTTTTCCATCTACAATGGAAAACCCATACAATACAAAAGCATATCTTGAAAAAGTATTGAAAACTATAATGGGGAATTCAAATGTAGATTATTCTATAATGAAATTGGAACCATCTGAGGATGCAACAAAACCATCAGTAGAAAAAGCAAGACCAGTAGAGGTACCACCACTTTCTACTACTGTTAACTCAGCAGACCAAGCAGATAAATTACGTAAACTATTACAAGCAAAACTTGGAGAAGTTCCAAACGCAAAATATGAAGTTACACCAGTTGATGCTCCCGAAGGTAGAAAATACAAATTAGTAGTAACGGGTATAACAGCATCTCAAAGAGCAGCAATCCAACCATTAACTATTGATTTCAAAATGAAATTGAAAGAATCAACAGACTACGAAATGCGATCAATGCTAGTTAGAGCTGGAATTATTAAATAATATGAAAAAGGAACAACTTATACAACTGATTAAAGAGGAAATTAAAAATGCCCTCAAAGAATCTATAAACATGAGAGATGTATATTCTATTCTAAAGGCGAATAAATTCAACCCAAGAATTATCGATGGTAATAGAATTACAGGAATCAAAACTATTGATTTTGGATCATATGATGAAAAAACAGGTGAAGATGCAGGAATGCTAAGAATTGACTCAGGAGGTACATTATATGGTCAAGATCTTTGGGGAATGGATATAAAAAATGCTGATGAAATTTTAGATGCTATAGATCAATATAGAAAATCCCAACGAGAGTTATAAAATAAAATTTAAATAATTTAACTTAAAAGGCTTGTCTATGACAAGCTTTTTTTGTATATTATGGTTATGAAAAAAGAGCACTATATTTTAAATGAAAAATATCGTCCATCAACTCTTGAAGGTTATGTATGTGATGAGCAATTTAAAGAAAAGATCCAATCATGGATCGAGGAACAAAACATACCCCATCTATTTTTCTATGGAAAAGCAGGATCTGGTAAATCAACACTAGCTAAAATACTAGCCAAAAATATAGATTGCGATTACATTTACGTAAATGCGACTGATAAACGTGGTATGGATGATATTCGAAACGAAATACTTCCATTTGTTTCCGTTATGTCTTTTAAAAGCGCTCCTAAAATTGTAATATTGGACGAGGCAACACATATCTTACAGGCATCTCAAGTATTGCTATTGAATATGATAGAGACATACTCTCTAAACACACGTTTTATATTAACTGGAAATTATCCCGAGCGTTTAATTGAACCACTTCGCTCACGCCTAGAGGATTATAATCTAAAACCACCAAGCAAAAAATCAGTTGCAAAACACCTAGATACAATATTGAGAGCAGAAGGTGTTGAATTTGATATTAAAGATGTAGCACAGGTAATTCACACATACTACCCAGATATTCGTAGAACAATAAACAACATACAAAAATATATTGTAGAGGATAAATTTGTGTTACCTAAAATGTTAACCAACAGTGTTGACATTGAAAATCAAATTATAGATGAATTATCGAAGAAAAAATCAAATTCATTCGCATCTATTAGACAATTGATTGCAGATGGAGATATAACGGATTTTGACAGTATGTACAAGAAATTATACGATGAGACAGCAAAATACGCTCCCCAAACAGAAGGTATAGCTACAATCACAATAAACGAAAGTATATTCCAAAGCGTATCAGTTGTAGATAAAGAAATATGTTTTATGTCCTGTATCGCAAAATTAATATCCCTATGAAACATTTCATCAAATATAGTTTATCCTGGGTATCGCAAAACCTAGCAGTACCGTTTTGGGCGGTAGGGCATGTTCATTTAATGTCAACAGTATATCAAGATGTAACAGAAATAATAGCATCTGTGGGTATGAATTTAATAGTAGCGGCAGGTTTTATACATGATTTTATAGAATATAAAAAAGAAAAAACAAATAAATAAATAAGTTATATGCAAAAACAACCAGAATTAAACATCGATTTTTCAACAACTACTGCTGTTGAAGGTTTTGACGGAGGTCAATTATTTGGGCAAGCGTTTATTCTACGCAAAATCTCAAAATTTATTATTGGAGCAAACGAGGACGCTCTAATCCCAATCCCTGTATTCTATGATTTGGAATCAAAGAAAATCATCAAAGATTCCTTACCACCAGAATTACGTGAAGAATATTCTGATATTTCACTTTAATGTCTGAACAGAAACCAATGAATCTGTTTGGGTGGCTAAATGAGATAACTCTCTATAAAAGTCACCCTGACAAGTTCAGCGAAGAGGATTGGAAACAATTCAACAGGTACATGATCAATCGATATGTATCAATGTCCCCCGACTATATTGAACTAGCGAATTATGTTCAACGAATCCCCTATGAAAATAAAAAACAAATATATTCAATTTATAGAGAGATGATACCAAAACGTAAAGTATTTTTAAAATACATTGGTCCTAAAAAACAAAAAACAAACAAAGAACTGGCAGAATACGTTGCCCAATATTTTAACTGTAGTCTAGGGGAAGCAGATGAATATATTGATATTTTACAAACCGTTGGAGTACGTGGTATCCTATATAAAATGGGAGTAGACGAAAAAGAAATTAAAAAGTTATTAAAAGCATGAATACAACACAAAACCCAGAATTTAACTGGACACCTAAAAAAACAGAAGATACTCCAAAGAGATCAATAGCTATAACAGATTCTATTGTAGATTCAATTATAGACAAATTCGTTGAAAGAGCTACATTTGGAAAAGCAAAATACAATACAGATTTAGATAGACAAGATTTATCTCTAGAAGATTGGCTAGAACATTCAATACAAGAAAAATTGGACGATATTCTATATATGCAAAAAGCACTAGCAACATTGCGTGAAACAAAACATTTGTAATATTTATAATAAAACTATAAAATGGAAAACGAATTTCAAAAAATGCAACGCCTAGCAGGTGTACCTGTTAAAGAAGATAAAAAACAACTAGATGAAAATTTTGTTGGATTGCCTATGGTAGGTAATATCTTTGATCGTCCAAAAGCAGATTACGAACTAGCTTACGAACATTACTTGGGTAAAGTAAATGAAGTAGAAGAAGGTAAAATAGAAGAAGGAGCATTTGGTGACTTGTTAAGTAGAATGGAAAAGAATACTAGACTAACCGCTGATATTCTTACTGTTGCTAAGTTAGCAAAAGAAGATAAAGAAGGCAATGCTGATAAAGCTGTTCAATTGATGATGGACAATCACGGTATGGATGAAGAAGAAGCTGTAGAAGCTGTTACTCGTATCTTTAAAAAAGCTTTTGAATGGGTAGACTCGAACGAATTGAATGAAGTAGAAGGAATGGGTGGTGAAAATCCAATTGATGCAATTATGATGGATGTTCCATTATTCATTCGTATGCTAGAATACGCTAGAGAAGATGCTTCAACTGATATGGACTTGCATGACTTGGCTGAAAAAGCAATCGCTATGAGTGCTGAAGGTGAAGTATTATCCATGGACAACTACGAAGATCTAGTTGGTGGAGAAACAGAAGTAGAAGAAGAAATCTAAAATAACATTTAGGACCGTTACAAAACTGTAACGGCGAGACCCCCAACGTCGCTATCGTGGGGGTTTCATTTTCCTTGGAAAATCAAAAAATCTTTCGTATATTGAAGCTATGGGAAGAAAGAAAGTTATACCTCAAATTGTAAAAGACATCCGCAAATATCAATCTAAAGAAATAGATTGGGCAACACAAAAACTAGTATCCTACTCTCAATTTTCCATATTCAACGAATGCCCAAAGAAATGGTCACTCCAATATGTTGAAGGACAAAAACAGTTTACCTCCACTATCCATACCGTGTTTGGAACAGCAATACACGAAGTACTCCAGCACTACCTAACAGTAATGTATGAGAAAAGTATGGTAGAAGCAGATAAAATCAATACATCTGAGATGTTCGAGGACAAGTTGAGAGAAGAATACAAAGCTCAATACATCAAAAACAATAAAACACACTTTAGCACACCACAGGAAATTAGAGAATTCTATGAAGACGGAATTGAAATAATTAGAGACTTTGCTAAAAACAAGAAAAAACATTTCTCTAAACGTGGATGGTTTCTTGTAGGATGTGAGGTTCCAATTTCTCTATTCCCCGATATAAGAAAACCAAACGTATTGTATCAAGGTTACCTAGATCTAGTAATGTATCACGAACCAACCAATACAATCAAAATTATAGATTTAAAAACATCAACTAGGGGATGGAACGATAAAAATAAAAAAGACGAAACAAAACAATTCCAACTTATTCTATATAAGAAATTCTTCTCGGAACAATTCAACTTTCCAATAGATAATATTTCAATAGAGTTCTTTATCTTAAAACGGAAACTACAAACAAATGAAAACTTTGTAATTCGTCGCATCCAAAAATTCTCCCCTCCATCGGGCACCGTAAAATTAAACAAAGCAACAAAAGCATTAGATAATTTTATAGAAAATGGATTCGACAACAAAGGATACAAACCACCAACACACCAACCAAAATTAAACAGTAATTGCCAATGGTGTGTTTTTCATAAAACCTTTCATTGTTCTGCGACCTACACATAATACCTACATACGTATATACAAAATGATATTATGAGTGAAAAGAACCAAACACTAACGAGTGTAAAAATAGACAAGGATCTATTTGAGAATTTTAGAGTAGAATGCATCAAGCGCAAATTCTCATTCCAAAAATTAAGCGAAAGAGCTATCCATTTGTATCTAACGGACGAGACATTTAGAAAAACAGTCCACAACCATAGTGATCTTTCAATAGAGGAATAAAAACCTTTGGAATATTTAAAAAAAGTTATTATATTAAAACAAAAATAAAGTTATATGAAAGACAAATTTGGTTATTTACCACAAAACCAACGTAAGAAAATCTTACTTATTTGTGACGACATTCGAGTACATAGTGGGGTAGCCACTGTTGCACGCGAAATGGTTATAAACACAGCACACCACTTCAATTGGGTGAACTTAGCGGGAGCAATCAATCACCCCGAAAAAGGTAAGCGTTTTGATCTATCTATGGATACAAACACAAACGCCCAAATCGAGGATGCTTCCATCTTCTTGTACCCAACGGATGGATACGGAAACCCAGATTTAATTCGCCAATTGATTCAAATGGAAAAACCAGATGCAATCATGCTAATAACAGATCCAAGATATTTTGATTGGTTGTTTGCAATGGAGAACGAAATCAGAAAACAATGCCCAATAATTTACCTGAATATATGGGATGATTTACCAACACCACTTTACAACAAAGGTTTCTATGAATCGTGTGATGCACTTTTGGCTATTTCAAAACAAACAAAACTAATTAATGAGTTGGTTTTAGGAGATAAAAAGGCAAACAAAGTAATCGAGTACGTACCACACGGACTAAACGAGAACATATTTAAACCAATGGATGATAGCGAATTGGTTGATTTGAAAAGTAGGCTGTTTGGTGGACAAGAGAAAGACTTTATATTATTCTTTAACTCTAGAAACATTAGAAGAAAACAAATTCCAGACACAATGCTTGCCTTTCGTTATTTTCTAGACACTTTAGATAAAGAAAAAGCAGAAAAATGTGCTTTCATTTTACATACAGAAATAGTATCAGAACACGGAACAGATTTAGAGGCAGTACGCAAGTTATTCTTTAAGGACTATCCAAACTCAATTTATTTCTCAACTGAAAAATTAGGCGCACACGAATTAAACATGTTGTATAATTTAGCGGATGCTCAAATTCTATTAACATCAAACGAAGGATGGGGTCTATCATTAACCGAAGCTATTTTAGCTGGAACACCAATTATAGCAAACGTTACAGGTGGAATGCAAGATCAAATGTGTTTTACAGATGAAAATGGAAAATGGTTTACACCATCAAAGGAAGTACCTTCAAACCACACAGGCAAATATAGAAAACACGGTGAGTGGGCGTTTCCCGTTTATCCAACAAATCGCTCAATTCAAGGCTCTCCAACCACTCCATATATTTGGGATGATAGATGTAATGCAGAGGATGCAACCGAGAGAATCAAACAAATATATGAGTTAGGTAGAAAAAGAGCAAAAGCATTGGGTCTAAAAGGTAGAGAATGGGCTTTAGGTGAAGGTGGATTTACAGGTAAAATTATGGGAGAAAGAGCAATTAGCGCGATAGATCAATTATTTTCAACGTGGATTCCGCGAGAGAAATTTGAATTCATCAATATTGCTGATGTTAAAGAAGATGAATTAAATCACGAATTATTATATTAAAAGTTATGAGTAAATCAACGTTTGTAGTAAGTTGCCCAATAGACACATACAGTGGGTACGGAAGTAGATCACGCGATGTAGTTAAAGCACTAATTGAATTAGATAAGTACGATGTAAAAATCATGCCTCAACGATGGGGAAATACACCAATGGGATTTATCAAAGATAATCCGGAATGGTCATTTTTAGAGTCCCATCTATTACCTACACCACAATTAACATCTCAACCTGACATTTGGTGTCAAGTTACAGTTCCTAATGAATTTCAACAAGTTGGGAAATACAACATTGGAATTACAGCTGGAATTGAATCAACAATTGCTCCCGCTGAATGGGTTGAAGGATGTCAACGTATGGATTTAATACTTGGTTCCTCTAAACACACAATTGATATCTTGAGACAATCTAGATTCGAGAAACGCGATCAAAACACTCAACAAGTTCAAGGTGTAATTGAATGGACAAAAGACGGTGAAGTATTGTTTGAGGGAGCAAATACAGATATGTACAAACCAGATAACAAGCCATGTGTGGTTGATTTTAATGTGAAAGAGGATTTTGCATATTTGTTTTGTGGGCATTGGATTGGAAACCCACCAATTGGAGAGGATAGAAAAAATATTACTCTATTGATTAAAGGATTCTATGAAACGTTTAAGAACAAAACAAAGAAACCAGCTCTAATTCTAAAGACATCTCAAGTGGGCTCGTCTTATATGGATAGAGATAGAATTATCAAGATGATTCAATCAATTAAATCAACTGTAAAATCCACTAACTTACCAAACATTTATTTACTACATGGTGAGTTCACAGATGAGGAAATGAATAGTATCTATAACCATTCAAAAATAAAAGCAATGGTTAGTTTAACTAAAGGTGAAGGATTTGGCCGTCCATTACTTGAGTTCTCTTTAACAAACAAACCAATTATCACTACAAACTGGAGTGGACATACAGATTATTTAAATGCTGAATTCACAACATTGCTAGCTGGTAATATGACTAAGATTCATCCCGCGGCTGCAAATAATATGTTACTAGCTGATGCTGAGTGGTTTAGTGTAGATTATGGCCAGGTAGGATACCATTTGAAGGATATGTTTGAGAACTATAAAAACTATGTAGATAAAGGTAAGCGCCAAGGATACTATTCTAGAACGAATTTTTCATTTGATAAGATGAAAGAAAAACTAGATGAGGTACTAACAGCAAAGATACCTGAATTTCCAAAGCAAATCCAACTACAGTTACCAAAGTTAAAGAAAATCGAATTACCAAAATTAAAGAAAGTAGAAGCATGATATCAGAAGAAATAATCATTTGTCCTAAAAGTGGAGGAGATCTTTGCTATAAAACACAACTAAACCCAGAAATCACAACATATCTAAGTTTATCTTGTGGTTTTTGGACGAATTCTCTAATGGAAGAGGGAGAAGAATTCTATGAACAACAAATGTTGGATCTACCTGAGCTATATAAAGATTTAGCTTGGACGGACCCAAAAACAGATCTAATTTGGCTACCAAATACAATTAACAACCCAGAACAAGGTATGGTGTTTGCATATGGTCCGAACAAAGATAATTGGGGTTGGGGAGCAGCGAAAGCTATCCAAGAAGATGGGAAATGGAAGATGGATCTAAAAAATATGCAAGTATTTGCAGAACGAGATTATATAGAGGCTCTTTCATTTGTAGAAATCTTACCAGGATAATTAGGAAACCCGAAAGGGTTTCCGTATATTTTATCAAATAAAAAGTTATATGAATATAAGTTACGCGATTACAGTCTGTAATGAATTTGTTGAAATACAACGTTTAGTGTCCTTTTTACTTCAACACAAACGTACTCAAGATAACATTGTTATCCTATATGATGAAGTAAATGGTGACTCCGAAATAGAAGCATACTTACGATCGCATTCCATCAATGGGGAATTCTCTTGGCATAAAGGTAAATTTGAACGTCATTTTGCTGATTGGAAAAATAAATTAACTAGTTTATGTACTGGAGATTATATTTTCCAAATTGACGCAGATGAAATCCCACACGAGGATCTAATTCAAACACTACCTGAGGTACTAGAGATGAACCCAGATATGGATATGTATTTGGTTGCAAGAGTAAACACAGTAGAGGGTATAACAACGGATCACGTTGCTCAATGGGGTTGGAATGTAACTGATACT